ATAGTATTAGATTGGAATAAGCTAAAATCAGTTTCCAAGCAGACTACATTAGATTGGAATAAGATCGCAACAAATTCCCCAGTAAGTGAATCTATAGTATTAGATTGGAATAAGCTCGTATCAGTTTCTAAGCAGACTGCATTAGATTGGAATAAGCTCGCAGCAAATTCCCCAGTAAGTAAATCTATAGTATTGGATTGGAATAAAAATAAACCGATCACAACTATCAGTGTGGTTTTCAATTGGGACAAACTCGATGATGGCCTAGTGAGTAAGTCAGTAACATTAAATTGGAACAAACGTATACAAGTCATTAACATCACCGCACCCTCAATCAGAACTATGACTGTCGAATCAGAAGACAGAAGTTTCTTAGTTACTGAATAAACAACTCAATGAGAATACTCTCAACAAAATTAAACAAGGAATTACCAAATGGCTATCAATACAGCTAACATCAAATTTTTCGAATCTACTAACTCAGTCTCAGCAATCAATTCACTCGGTGGCGCTATTACTGCTACTGAATTAACGGCTGGCCTTAATGGTCTTTTTGACCAAATCAGTTCTGCTGAATCTACTGCTGGTGACACGGAGTATCGTTGTATATATGTACAAAATAAAAGCTTCGGTACAGGTGCTGAAGAGAATGACCTCATCAGTCCAGCATTAGCATTGATTACTGATGCTACTGACCCTGATACTTCAATTCACTTCTCTATCCAAGATGCAGTTAATGTTACCGCTGGGACTATTGCAAACGAAGATACAGCACCAGCAGGCGCAGTTTGGGTTACAATTGGCGGAGGCGCTCAGGCTTTCTCAGCTGACCTTACTTTCGCTGGTAACACTAATGCGGGTGACTTCCAAGCAATCTGGATACGCCGTACTGTAATTAACACTACTGTTGCTGCGGCAACTGATAGCTGTACCTTCTCACTAACTGGCGAGACCGCTGCGTAGGGGATAAGATGGCAACTACGGAAACTTGGACTAAGGACCCCCAGGCTAGATTAGACTATGTATTTGACTGGTCTGATTGGGTACCTGATGGTGACTCGATTATTAGCTATGAGGTGCTCGTAACACCCCAGACTGACATTGACCAACTGGTTGTAGATGAATCTGCGCTGTTGGCAGATCAGGTTGTAGTTTGGATGACAGCTGGAAAATTGAAATCTAATTACTCTATCACTTGTAGAGTCACTACCTCTGGTGGTCGGATTGACGATCGTACTCGTGTAATGCGAATTGTAAACAAATAGCAATACCACGCTACACATGAATAAAATTTACCCTCAAGACCTCACGGTTTTGGGGGTTATTTTTATTAAAAAGGGGCCAAAAAGGGGCCAAAAAAGTGAGAAAAATGATGTATCTATAATGGAAGAATTAAAAGACCCTTCTATACTTAATCTATTTAACCTAAACCCTAAGGGATCACTATGTACTATTCTATATGCGCCACTACTACTGCTATTCAAAAAGATTATATCGCTAAGCTACACCTGCTGTCTGATATCAACAGTACCGAAATTAAACTCTTACTTAAGAACAACAACAGAGAGGATGTTGCTGCTCGGATAGAGGAACTGTGGTTCGCTAACAAACTAATTGTTACTAAACTAATTAAACTAGAGGGATGACACTATGACCATTTATTACCACGGAACTGACAACCCTGCGACAGTAATTGCAGCTATAGAAAAAGGTACAATTCGTTTACCTTTCCACTTAACCCCTTCAAAAGCAGTTGCTAACAACTACGGAAGTACAATACTTGAGATTGAATTTGATGCAGACTTTCAAAAAGTTGAGCCACGCATGATCAACAAGGAAAACAATTACAACAAATCAGTAGGTAACGGCGTCGAGCTTGTTATCGAAAATGATGTTCAACTCCGCGAATTTTACTACAACGCCCTTGATGCTATTATAGCTTAAGGGTCCTTTTTATTTAACCTCGTAACCCTATTAAACTAAACCCTAAGGAACTACTATGAAAACTTTTATTGCTATCATTATTACTGCTATGTTTACTTTTAACGTTAATGCGCTTGAGTTCATCGGTTCAACTAAGCATGTTGAATGTGCTGCACAGGTAGCTACCGCTCTAGGACTACAAGATACAGACCACAGAGTATGGATGAAGGACGAGAGATTACGTAATGTATATGGATACTTCGCTACTACTAACGATGAGAACACAAGTGCCCTTGTTCTAAATAAGAGACTCATCACAGGCCACAGAGATGCAAAGTTAACTATTGCTCACGAAATGGTTCATATCATGCAGCATCTACGTGGAGACACTTTTGATACGGAACCAGCGTATCATGATCGCAAGCATGAAATAGAAGCCTTTAAACTTGAAAAACAGCTTTATACATTTTGTAAATAAACCCAGGAGAAATTTATGTTAATTACTACAATAGGACTTTTCATCGTATACATGGCATCAGTTGTTCTTATATTTTGGTTAGGTGGTATTGTTGTAGTTAATGTGCTACACACGGGCTACTTGCTTCTCACTTGGCCAACCAGGAGAGAACACCAACGTTATATAAAAAATGGTAATGCAAACACCCGTAAGTTTAATTAGGAGAAATTTATGTTCGCATGGCTTCACAGAGATACAATACAGAAACGGAAATTTAAAATAGCGAGAGAAGCAAAGGCTCGTAGACTACAACGTAAAGAAGAAAAGAGGCTTCAATCAAAATTAGTTGAAAGCTGGGACGTCAGTAATGGCTGAGGAGAAACCCGTGTTTACTAAAGATGAAATAGAAGAAATGAAGGATATCATGTTACAATATGTTGCACGGGAATTACCCGATGTTGGCTTTGTAATTGTTAACTTTGAAACTAAAGAGGGGGAAGTACCCTCAGAATCCGCGTACTTAGAGTATTTGGGTTCTCAGTTGGGAATCCATTTCTTTGAAGTATCGTATGACCCTAAACTAGAAGAAACAGAAGACAACTTTAAACGTATGGTAGGTCATGAGTTAATTCATGTCATGCAGTATCTACGGGGAGACGACTTTGACTTCTCTCTACCCTACCTAGAGCAACCCCATGAAATCGAAGCTTACCGCAGAGAGGACGAGGTAGTAGCTCACTACGAATCAGTAATCGCAGACAACTTAACTAAAGGTAAATAAAAATGAAATTAGCAATGATATTATTAGCATCTACACTAGTATTAACAAGCACCGCACAGGCAAGCACTGAACAGCTTAGAGATCTAAAGGTTCAAGGTTGCCACTTGTTAGCCAATATGGCTGGTCACATAATGACAGCACGTCAGAACAACGAGGACATGGCAGAGTTATACAAGTCATTCACGATAAAAGAAGTTAAAGCGCTTGTACCAGCAGCAGTTAAATGGAGACTACGTAGAACACATGCTGAAAAATGGGCTACTACAATTCAATTTAAAAATAATACTTTCGCTAATTGTGTAAGATAGATTAGCTTAAATATTACCCCTGAAAGTGAGAAAAATGATGTATCTATAATGGAAGAATAAATAAAGACCCCTTCTTCTAAACCTAATACCAACTCTATTAACACTAAACCCTATAGGAAAATACTATGAACTCTTTAATCGAACTTGTATCTATGAACCTTTCTTTCAACACTGTAATTTACCTTGCTGTTTCTTTATACGTAAGTATTGAAGCTGGTAAAACATTTGGACCTAAACTTGAAGCACTTGTAAAAAGAACCTTTTAATCTATTTAAACTAAACCCTAAGGAATACCCCATGTTAAAATCTATATTATCTTTATTATCAGACACACTGCTAGTTTTAGTTGAATTTACGCTTAAAATAATGGTACACATCTTTCCACTAGTAGCCCTCTTAATACTTGTTATGATTGGGACGCGAAGTGTTCAAGCCAGCGAACCAGTAGAAGTACCTTCCGTGCAAACAGAAAGTATTTATATTACTGATCTTACTGACTTTGGAATGGATGAGAGCTACATTGCTGAACTTAATGACTTTGCAAACGCTGTAGACAATGCAGTAAAACAAGCGGACTTGCAAGAAGTGGACGATGGCTACAATGGCTACATTATTGACCTTACTCGCTTTGCAAATTTTCTAGTTGCTGAAGTAGAAGAAGGAAGATACACTGCGGATGAATTAAAAGTTGAATGGCAAGAAACGAAAGTTATGGTTACAGAAGCTTTAAAAGAAGGAGTTAAAGATAACTACCTTGATGACTTACTAAACTTTTTATCTGTTGAAGCAGAACTTTTTAAGCATGTAATTACAGAACACGGTACTTTGGACTACAGTAAAAAGAGCTACCTTGAGCATATAGTACACGCCATGGGGCAGCTAGATAAAGAAGACCCTCGTGGTACTTGTGAATCCCTAGTAAAAACCTTTGGCGTACATATACATGCTTGTGAATAAATAAGACGTAATAATCGTAATAACCTAGACTAAACCTTTAAGGAATATACTTATGAAAAACCAATCTATATTATCAATCGTAAACAGCTTAGAACTTTCAGCGTCTGACATGTATCCACTTGTTGAAGTTTATGGTCTTGAAAGAGCAGTAGAACTTCAATCGAAATATTGTTTGTTCTTAGCTATTACAGAACAAAGTTACGACCTTGCACAAGGTAGAGATATACCTAACTTTATTGATACTGTGTACACGTTGCACAAAAAACACTTTGTTGGTATTGCAATTGAATCATTTAAAAAGGAGTACAAGTAATATGACTGTAGCACAATTCGAATCTATGAGTTTAAAACAGAAAGCCTTTTACCCCTTTACTGATGTTGAGTGGTCGGGTTTAAATAAAGACCAGAAGAAACGAGTATTCTTTGCTCGTCATAAGTTTGCTAAAAAGGATTAAATAATGGATATTGTAATGTTTGTATGTGCAGTTGTTGGTGGTGTAATTTTGGGTAGCCTTGTAGCTGCCTTGCTGGTAGCAGCACTTGTTACCATAATTGTTAGTTTTTACTAAAATGAAAAGAAAGTAAATGTACACCCCGCCCCCTGAGCCTTCAGGATCATAAATTGTTGCCTAAGTGAGTGCTATCTAACGATAGTGCCCTCTAAAGCAGCAATTTATGGTCTTGTCGGTTTAGGGGGCGGGGTGTACCATACTATTTTTTTTTTGAAAGGAAGAAACATGGAAAAAATGAAAGATCTACTCCGACTGTTGGATGAAGCTAACCCGAAGGCTTACGACAAGATTAGTTGTATTGTTGAAGGGGAGTTCAAGTTCTTAGCGGATAATATGATACACCACCCTGAAGACTACTTCGAGGGAGAAGCATACGTCTTGGTTGAAGGGGAGCTAAATAAAGCAGTAGTAGAAACGTGGATTCATCATAAAGTATCAAGCGCTATCAGCGATACTATATCCCGCCTCGCCAAGCAGGTAGAACAACCGTAGAGGAGAAAGATATAATGAAAGAAACCACAAGACAGCTGGTGATTGATAGCATATCTGAACGATTGCGCTCTGCCAGTGATTCAAGGCAAACCTATATTAATTGGTTGTCTGAACACTTCAGCAATGAGGAAGAACTAAAAGTCCTCGCTGAGAAGATTTATCTCCTAACTTTTGGGAAGGTACTAGTAGCAGCAATGCAAGAGATGCCAGTAGCAAACGTAGCAATACGCATAGGTAAGCTTGTCAGGATACACCTGGACGCTCCTGCCGTTGAGAAAGAAACTAAGAGCAACCTCTTCATGGGTATGAAAGTTTTAGAGGCTTATTGTAATACAGATAAACCTGACAGTAAACTTAAGCTACTAGATTTAGGAAAGGTCGTAGTGGATAGCACCACGGTCTATGAGGTACGTTGTGTAGACCAAGACTTACTGGCAGAATTGATTGAATCTTCTGATTTGGAGTTCAGCCCTGATTTCCCATTACTTGAACCTGCTGGTGATTGGACCTCTGCTTTCCATGATGTTATAAAAGCCCCCATGGTAAGAAAAGCACCTAACCACATACTGAAATCGATGACTCCTGATTCAGCCCCCAGGATATACGATGCATTAAACAAACTTCAAAGAACAGGATTCTTAATAAGTCCAAGGATATTTGGAGTGTACGAAGAACTATTCGCCAGGAGCGATAGAGAACTTCTATTCTCAAATGAATTTGTGCCCCCTAAAGAATCACCCTTTAAACACGACAAAGAAACACGAAGAGAAAGCAGGATAGGTATGTTCTTGGAAGCTAACTTCATTAAGTCCCTCTGTGACCGTATTGGAGATAGAACGTTCTACCACGGATACAACTGTGATTTCAGAGGTCGTATATACCCTTTGACTCCGTTTCTTAACGAACAGAGCTCAGATAATGCCAAGGGTTTACTGAGATATAGAGATAGTGCCCCCTTAGGAGACAATGGTGAATTCTGGCTTGCTGTACACTTGGCTAACTCGATTGGAGAAGACAAATTACCTCTTAACGGTAGAGCACAATACGTAGTAGACAACATGGATGACATCATGGGATGGGCAAAGAGACCACTTGAGAACACTGGGTGGATGCAAGCTGACAAACCATGGTCAACCCTTGCTGCCGCTATGGAGTTCCAGAAGCTAGAAGAGTGGCATATCATTGGAGGTCACCCTAGAGAAGAGTACAACTGTGACATACCTATATTCATCGATGGTACTAACAATGGTGTACAGCATCTAACTGCTTTGTCTCTGGATGAGCAGATTGCACCATTAGTGAACCTTTGTGATGACAATGAACTTCCTGGTGATGTTTACATGTTTATCGCTGAAGCTGTATGGGGTGAAGTAGACCTTCGATTTATAAAGATGGGAGACCACCCTGTTAAAGAGGAGCTACAACGCCTAATACAAGAGATAAAGTCTTTTAAGCTTGAGAGAGAAACCCTTAGAGGCGGTACCCCTGAACTTAAAGACTTCCGAGAGAGACTTGACACCTGGAGAGCAGACAATAAACACTTGATTGTGGACATTGCTGTACCCTTCTGGCATATGTACCTTGAGGATAAGAAACTACAACGTAAGACTATCAAGAGACCCGTAATGACTCTTGGTTATGGCGCTACTATATCTGGTGTTAGAAATCAGATATTTGAGGATACACAGACACTCTCAGAGCCACTTAAGTTCAAAGATAAACCCTACTGGACAAACCCTTTCGCAGATTTAGTAATGTCTGTTATGCTTAAGGAATTGAAAGGACCCGCTATACTTCTTAATTTATTTGAGACATTAGCAACTGAGTTTAACACTAGAAAAGAACACTTAGGTTGGACAGTACCTATAACCAACTTCAAGGTTCTACAACAGTATTACAACACTAAAGAGGATAGACCCCGTTTAAACTTCTGTAAGAGGAAGCGTATACGTATAACTATCCAACCCGATGAACTCAACACGTTAAATAAGCAAGGCCAAAAACGTGGAGCTTCACCAAACATTATTCATTCCTTTGATGCCGCACACTTGACATTGATAGTGAATGAATCACCCTTTATTGTAACTACGGTACACGACAGCTTCGGCAGTCACCCTGGTAACATGGAGGACCTCTTCCGGATAACCCGTGAGGAATTTGTACGCTTCTACGAATCAGACCCATTGGTGCAATTGCTTACTCAGTGTAATGCTTTACATCTTCTGCCTGAACGTGGAAATCTAAACCTGAAATCAATTCTAAATTCAGAATTTGCTTTCTCTTAAAAATCCAACTTATTTCTACAATAATGTAGCTAAATAACTTAAATTAAATCCAAAGGAATAAATACACATGGCTTCAATCTTAATTCGCAACGCAAACTTTTTCTGGGCTAAACTTGACCAACCTGTAAACCCTTTCAACGCTCCATATCCACATTGGGAACTACAGATTCGTACTCGTGATAAAGCCGAAGCTAAAGGCTGGAAAGACCAAGGTATGAACGCAACATTAAAAGAAGATAACGATGGTACATTCTACCAAGTTAACCTTAAACGTAAAGCATTTACTAACAAAGGTGACCCTCGTGACCCTGTTAAAGTTGTAGATGGTCAGTTGATGCCTATTGATGGCGCAACGCTAGGTAACGGCTCTGAAGGCCACGTTCAAATTGATACTTATCCTTATACAATGAACGGTGTAGATGGTATCGGTTTCTCGTTAAAAGCAGTACAGGTGATTAAACTTGTAGAGTACAAAGGTGGCAACACTCTCTCCTTCGATGTAGAAGGTGAAACTGAAGTAGTAGTACCAGTTGACACAAACACAGACGACTCTGATTGGTAATCCAATAGTAGTTAGAAACAACGGCAGAGAGGGATTATCCTTTCTGCCATTAAAATATTAAGGATACTTATGGATAACTTAGAAACAAAAGGCTTTACATATGTTGCAGGTCCAATGGAAGATTGTTCTAAAGAGCATATGACGGGATGGAGGGATAAGGTTAGCGAACAGTTGGGAGCCAGCAATATACCAGTATTAGACCCTACAAGACGGGTGTCCTTCCACGACCAGATAGCAGACTTGCAGGATGAAGCTAAGTCCAGAAACACCTGTCAACGTATCTTTAAGCAAGATATGCAAGACATCGCAAATAGTAGAGTAGTACTGGCAGATGTTAGACGTGTTTCCGGTAGAGGCACAGGTACCAGTATGGAGCTTATGTTTGCCCATACTAAGAACAAGATAATTATATTAGTGGCTGATAAAGAAGATTTCATTCATCCCTTTTATGAATCGATGTACACAGAGAAACATTTCTCATTTGAGGAAGCAATCGAAGCGGTCCGTTCTTACTATTAGGGGTTAACTGTGTCAAATATAATAGACAATCTTTTAGCAGCTCACAGCAGGGTTCAGGTAGAGGAGTATAGCAGATGCCAAGCTCTACTTAAGCTGACCTTTGTTTTCTCTTGGAGTTGTGATTACGATTCAGAAATTCACTACGAAGTTAGACAGGACACCGAGGGTGCTTTTGTACTTAGCAAGTCGCTTTGCGGTGGCTACAACGCTATATTGGATATAAAGCTGTATAATATTGAGCAAATAGCAGATGAGATAACGTGGTGTCTGGAGCACTGTGAACATTCCAATGATACAGTAGCGGACAGTATAGCAAACGGCGAAATGCCTCCCGAGGTACTGGCTTTGATAGATGAATATGAGGTTGAGAGAATAGTACAAGACATATTTTACATGTCGGATGAAGGCAAGGATGTCCTTGTAATGAGTAAACTATTAAGGAAATAGAGAGGAACACGTTATGTATAAGTACTTCACTCTGTATGAGAGTCACGTTAAACATGTAAAATATGCCCCATGGAAAAGAGTGGATATCCCTTACGTTGAGAACTTGGATAATAGAGCCAAAGGTACAGTAATAGAGGATGTCTTTGTAGTGAACTTTACTAACTCTCATGGCAACGAAGGTTCTGTGATAGGTAATATCTTTCGCTTTTGGAGGGTATGGTTCTTATTCGGTAAAGCTTTTGGATACCAAGGGTACCCTGGGGGAAGAAATGTTGTAGCAATACTATGGAGAGGTAAGGAATTTCTACACCTTAGGGTTCCAGGGCCAGCGAGTGAGTACTTGGCTATCAGAATAAGACATAAGGAATACGAGTATGATGACTAGAGATACAATTAAACCAACACTATAGGAGAATACAATATGCCATACATTGCACAGGTTGACCGTGAGAGCTTTGAATATGTAGAACACGTACTTAAGAGACACGCAGCAGAAAGTGCAGGAGAAATCCAGTACTTAATCGCGTTAGTTATTAAAGGCTATATGTCGAATAACGATTACCGCTACCAAACTATGAATGATGTTATGGGTGCTCTCAATGGTGCTAACCTTGAATTCTATCGTAGATATGTGGGACCTTATGAGGATGAGTGTATTGCGAAGAACGGAGACGTTATTTTTGAAAGAACAGAAAAAGATAGTAAATACTAAAGATAAACTAAATATATTGGAGAATATTATGGTCAATAAAGTAAATTTAAAAATAGCAGACATAAACGAGTTCACACCTTCTCTCGCGGTTCAAGCGTTAACCCATTGTAACACCTACTCTTTTGAAGATGTGGTATATATGGAGCATTGTGCGATTGTTGCGGGTGTGGATTTGATACAGTTTGAGGAGGCTATAGGAAGACCCCCTCACGGCAGTTGTGAAGAAGAGGCTTTCCGTGAGCAACAAGCGATAGGTATGATGACCAGAGTAAGTTTGTATCCTGAAGAGATAGATGAAGCAGACCTGAAACAACAAGAAGAGGTTGAAGCATACCTCTCGAAAATGAGTGATATCTGTGGCAGCTCAGAGATAGACACAACTAACACCGGGCGCATGTATAACCCTTATGGGTTAGGTAGCTGCCCTCCTGATGCCATAACTGAAGCAGTAAGCGGATCACATTACAACGATGTAGTTCCTGGCTGGCAGTATATGGAAATGATGGAGCATATGTTAGCTGACAAAAAAGGGGTAGAAGCTCATCTCTTAGGTCAGATCTATAAGTACTTGTTCCGGACAGGTAAGAAAGATGATGTAGAACAAGAGTACCGTAAGGCTCGTTGGTATATCAACTGCCTAGTTAAATTTAAACAAACAGGTAAAGTAGATTGTGAGGGGAATGATTAATATGTCAATTTATTCTGAATTCGTAAGTAAAGATACACCACGTATAAACGAACAGAAGCATATAGGAAGTGAAACGCTAAAACGATTATCTTCTACGTTTAGACAAACCGCGTACCTAGCAGGAGGAATGCTCAGAGACCACTATTTTGAGAACCCTGGACAGGACTTCGATTTTTATATACAGGAACAAGAAGGCTTTGAGTATGAAACGTTCATGGTAGCTATGTTGGAAGGTATTAGTGGTTTAAGCGATTTTAAGCAAATGGAACCTGAGGACGCTATGAGTGGTGGCTACGCGGGTGGTGCAATACACTCAGTATATGAGGGTACGGTAGCTAGTCTCTCTGGGAACTACAGTAACCACCCTATGCAAATTATTGTGTTAAAGATGGATCCGCTTACGTACATCAATGAAGTATTTTGTTGTTCGCTAAGTATGACGTGGCAGACAGCGGAATACGGACCTGTTTATTCTAAACCCTTTCTCGATTCAGTAGTTGATAAAGAAATTAGATTTGAGTTCCATCCCCCTGACAAATTCAACAACCGTTATGTAAATAAGATAGTTAAGAGGTTCCCAACATTTGAGATTGATGACAAAACAAAACGTGTTTTAGTCAGAGAAGTTGAGAAGACCTCCACTTGGAGGACAGCTGTTTCTCAGGTTGGTTTCGGATGAAACTAGTATATGACATTGAATCGAACGGGTTACTTCGAGGCAATAAGAAGAGCGATCCCGTAGATACGGTTTGGATGGTAGTAGCCAATGATATTGTAACAGATATGGAGTATGTGTTTTGTGATTACACTGAATTGAAAACTAATCACGCCGCAAAACTTATAGTGAGACCTTTTCTGGACTTTAAGGTTTTGTTTAATAAGGCAAAAGAGCTAATCGCTCACAACCAGATACAGTATGATTTACCTGTGCTAAAAAAGATATGTAAGTGGATACCAAAGGCAACCACTGTTGTAAGGGACACTTTATTGATGTCTCAAATACTGGATTATAATCGCTTTGATGGAAAGCATAATCTTGCTGTATGGGGTGAGTACTTAGGAGTTAAAAAACCAGAACATACTGATTGGTTAAACTTTAGTGAAGAAATGGTACATCGTTGTCGTGAAGATGTTCGTATTAACGTAAAGGTGTACCGTCTATTAGCAAGAGAGCTAACAGAGGCACTCTCACGCTCTAAGAATCCTGAATACATGAAGAAAAGTCTAAGGGTTGAACATCAGCTTTCTGAATTCCAAGCACAGTGTGTAGAAGGTGGTTGGCAGTTTGATATGGTGTCTGCTTTGGATTTAGAACAGAAAATGAAAGAGGAACTTGAAAAGATTAGAAACACAGTTGAACCTAAGATGAAAGTAAGGGTGAAGATATTAGATGCTGAACCCCGTTTACCCGAGTACCGTAAAGACGGGGCTTACATGGCTCGTACTATACACCACTTTGAAATAGACCAAGAACTTGGTAAAACCTCTAAACCTCTAGATGGTCCTTATCAGAGAGTTAAATTCTTAGACCCTGATTTAGGCTCTATGGATTATGTTAAGGAGTACCTGTACAGTATCGGGTGGGAACCACTGGATTGGAACTGGGAACGTGTTGGTCGGGAGTTTAGAAAGAAGTCCCCTAAGCTCTGTGATGAATCACTAAATGCATTAGGAGAAACTGGAGAGTTAATCAACAGGTTCTATACTACCCGCAGCAGACTAGGTATCATACAAGGCTGGATTACTCACACAGACCCTGATGGTCGTCTGAGAGGTGATATGTTTACCATAGCTACCCCTACTGGTCGATCTAGACATAAGATTGTTGTTAATGTACCCTCACCAAAAGCTACTTGGGGAACAGAGATGCGCTCTTTGTTTGGTTGTGAGAAGGGCTACAAAGTAGTTGGCTCTGATTCAAGCGGTAACCAGATGAGAGCTCTATGTCATTACCTTAAAAACGATGAGTTTACGAGAGAAGTAATAGACGGAGATGTACACCAACGTAATGCGGATACTCTTTCACAAGTGTTCCCTTGTACTCGTGGTAATGCAAAACCTTTCTTATACGCTTTCTTGTTTGGAGGCGGCTTAGAGAAGCTTGGTTTAATACTTACAGGTAAGCGAGATTCTTCTATAGGTAAGAAAGCCAAGAAAAGCTTTGTAGACGG